GGCACTCCCAAATAATCCGCTAGCTGACCAACCAAATTACTACCGTCCGAAGCCTTAACTTCCAGCGTCGGGAAAACCGACGCATTAAAACCGTCCGGGCCACCAGTGATAAACGCCTCCCAATCATCCCACACTAACCGATGCGGAACGAACCAATGATGAATAGACACCCGAACAGGATGCATAACAGGGGCAAGTAGCGGTGAAACACGCAACAAAAGCGACGTCGCATGTTGAAAGGTATCACCGGGAAGGACCTCTGTTAAACCGAGGGGGATAAGCTCACCCATATCGCACGACAGCAACTTATAATAGGAGAGCGAGAACTTGTTGCGCTTCATATTGAACCTCTCTTAGACCAGATTTTAGAACGACCTACCGCATTCCATCGGAACTGCTGGGTAGTATCCAAGTAGACCGATTTCGCCGTCGCAAGCGGCGAAACATCGAGTGCAGCACCGTACAGAGACTGCATTTCTTTCGACTTCTCATAAGAGATAGTGTCCTTAATTTTCTTAATCTTCTCCTCATCAAAACCGACCTCCTCACGAAGCTTGCGCAAGAGATATCGACCAAGAGGAATACGCCGAGTGCCAAGCTTCAATTCACGCGGCACATCACCTTCACCACTCAAAAGCCAGTTATTACCCGACTTCAACAACTGAGCAGCGATAATAGGCATAGCATTAGCGCCAATCCCAGGACGATTGGATTGGCGCGAAAATTCAGGGACAAGTCCCTTCAAACGAGGATCATCAGCGGCGGTCATTTTCTTCACCACATACCCAGCAACATACTGAGCAGTCAGCTCATTAAATTCCGCCACCTTAATCATTCCGAAAGGCCATGTGTCTGCAACAACCTGTGAACATCCGAAGTGTCTGGTGTTGTTTGCTGACAAGATATCTGTGCGCCCTGACACACCGAACAAACTGACGTGGTAGTGCGGACGTAAGGATTCTTCTCCATACTCGCCAACAGCAAAGAAACGAATCCTTTGCGGATGCAATCGGAAACGAAGACGCTTGATCCACTCAGACAGATCAGATGGCCGTAAATTTCCGCCTGCAGGCAGTTTTTCGTCATTATAGGTGAGCGTGACAAAGGCATTCTCCTCGTGACAAAGGCTCTCTAAGAACTGTCGCCACATCCATTGACGACGCCTATTTATACGACACGGCAGGCACTGCCCACAACCAAAAGGGATAGTGCCTGCCATGAAGGGTCTCTCACAAATCATTACATCCTAAAACCGATACGCAGAGCGCGCGTACCACGGCGACCGCGACGCCCAGTTCGACCACGACGACGCCCGCCAAACACACGACGACGAGCACGGAACGTACGACGACGACGACGGAACCTCATTGCCTATTCCTCCAATTGATATAACGAGACTTGAAATCCACCTCGTTGTTGTACAACGGCATCCACTTAAAATGCACACTATCAAAGTAAACGCCAGTTGCGCCGGGGAACGATTCCCTGACCACGGACATGGGTGGCTTATTTTCATAATCACCCAAGAAAGGCAGTACACGATTACGAACGAGCCACTCGCTCATCAAGGGCGAGAGGAACTCGTCCTCTGCCTTAGAAGATTTAATAGGTTCACTGACCAAACCTCCACCGGAACGAAACCACCTGACTGAGGGGTCGCTTGGCCCTGACTGGTGAGTAGCGTTCCCTGGGCTGACAGTGGTGACTTCAGGAGGCTTATTCTCCCATCCTCCAAGGCCAGCACTACCCGATATACTTCCAGACACCGAGCCTCCAGCCGAAGGAGCGTCTCCCTGTCCAGCAATGAGTCCGGTTCTGCCAACAACTGAAGGCATAGCAGGTCCAACCTGTGAGCGAGCGAGGATAGAAGCCGTCTGAGCTCGGGTAAGTTCGATATCTGCGTTTGCTTTTTCAATTTGCAACAACCTCAAATGATCGTTCATCCGTTCGTCCTTGGTAGCCAGCGCCTGAGATGCACGACCAAGACCTTGCCCCATATTCGCAAAAGCAGCACCAAAATCAGGGCCACCGCCCGACGAGCTATATCCAGCAGGCTGCGCGCTCGAGATCGAGATAGGCGACGCCTGCATCGGAGGTGCGCCAATCGCATACAATGGATGAATACCAGCCGCCTTCGCATCAGCAGCACGCATCCTAATGCCACCCATAGCTAAATCGCGCTGCCACTGCAGTTGTTCACCATACATGCGGAGATCATCATTCCGCCAATTCTGCATGAACGTTTCATTATCGCGACGCGCGCGATCAGCATCACCACCACCACGAAACAATCCAGCAATGCCACCGCCAAACTGTCCTAAACCGCCCAGGAGCGATCCAATTGCAGCAAGGTCAACCATTCAGCACCTAATAGAAGTATACGCGGACCGCCTACGGCGCCTATATCCGCGACCACCATAGCCACTCGCAAACATGACCTCACGACGTCGCTTCCGACGAATACACACAGCCACATAGCGAGGGGCAGCGAATGAAAAAATAGGCCGGCTGGACATACCAGCCGACCTAAAGCTCCGCGAACGAGGGGAGATCGACCGCGGAGACAAAGAGACACGAGAGCGACGCAAGGACCTAAACGGGGCACTCAGAATAGTATCTGGATGCCACGTCCGACGATCCTCGATTTCAGAGAGAACAGCGACCGGATCGCGGAAAGTATTTATTGGTAACTGAGGCAGCGGCGTGGGCCGGATGACGTCTAAAAACAAATCATCCGGCAAGCCGCTAGTGATACGAGAGGTATCACGCTCAGAGAATGTTCTAGTCCTGCGTCTGGCCAAGAGCCTCTCCTGTCACCTAGCACAGTACACATCAAGGAAGTGTACTGTGCGAAAGATTATTGCGCCTTCGGCGCAGCTTGAGGCTCGGCAGGGGGAGCCTTCGGCTCCGAAGAGCTAGGCGCAGGGGACACCCCTGCACCCCGACCTGCGATCCGCTCCTCCAGTTCACGAACACGCCAGAAATTTTCCGTCTTTACACGGACCTCCTTGGCGTAGCGGTCCTGATTTTTCTGGAACTCCTCCAAGGTAATCTCCTTCCCGATCACGGGATCAAAGAACACCTCAAACGGCGACGACGGATCAAAATCGTCGTCAACCTCGAAATCCTCAGCCTCCTCGAAGGTCTCGTGACCATGCATCTCAGCATACTCACTAAGGCTCCCACGAATGAGCCGCTTAATCTGCTCCTGAAGCGTTTCAGGGCGCTTGAACCCTGCCGGAATCTCCAAAGGTGTAGGATCGGGCACCTCATGACCACGGGCGTTCTGCCGAACAACCCCATCCTGATCGACAATCAAAGGCTCACCAGCCATTTCAACCTCCTAGTAGATGTAGGAATTACCGCGCTTCGACAACTGACGCCGCGCCTGGATAGAATGGTTAGCCATTATCCATAGCACATCCTGACTTTGCACCGCATTAATACGTTTTGTAGGGTTCGACGACACAAACGACGCATTGAGCGTAGGTTCCGACTCGAAGATACGCGCCATATGCCAAAAGTCCAAAGTATCGCGAAACTCACCCGAGACAGTGGACTCCGATCGACGATATTCATCATAGCGATCCTGATAAGCCCACATCGCGTCCGGCTCTGCAGCACCCGCATAAATCTCCTTACGCTGCACCTCCTGCTGACCGATATGCTCCAACTCACGCTGCCAAAAATCCTCCTTAGTACGCCTATTCCACGTGCGGAAAAGACCTTGCGGATACATCGTCTTGGGACGCACCGTCATCAAGGTAAACACGTATCCATGCTCTTCAAAAAAGCGCCGATAGCGGTTAGTTCGAACGGCTGAAATGCCGTGTCCTTTGAGTTCACCCACACCGACATTGTCCTCCGGGTCGTTCGGAGCGGTTTGTAGGACCTCCGAAAACTGAATTGTCTGTTTACCACCGCCAAGATACTCGGGTCGCTGCAATCGAGCGTCACTCGAACGGACTCCGAGGTAACGAAGATACTCAACGTAGCGTGATCCATATCGCGCACGAGCTTCCTCATACCGCTGCAAGGCAAAAGCAAGGCGAAGATCATTGATGTTCGCCGCACTCACATTAGACAGGTCCGCAAAAATATCAGGCCGGTTGCTACCAGATACAGCACCGTTAGCAGAGCCCTTAACAAACACACCAGCACCACCAGAAACACCTGGAGTACCAATGGGAAAATCACCATCAGCAGAAGCACCAACAGCAGCCACCGAAGAGCCCGCAAAAGCTTGGTTGTCATAAACACCAACACCAATCACAGGAGCATCACCAGTAAGCGGGATTGAAACCGTAGGACCTTTCTGCGTCCACGGCCGAGAAGAAGTAAAATAGTCCTTCTCCCAAGCAGCAAACTGCAGATGACGAAACGTCGTCGTATCAACACCCGACGACTTAGAAATCACCAACGGCGTCACCAAGTCCTGATCACGATACCACTCATTGAAAATCAGGTTGTAACCACGAAACGGCAACGCCGACGTGAACAGATTATCGATGCCTGGAGGCACTCCCAAATAATCCGCTAGCTGACCAACCAAATTACTACCGTCCGAAGCCTTAACTTCCAGCGTCGGGAAAACCGACGCATTAAAACCGTCCGGGCCACCAGTGATAAACGCCTCCC